CTGTGACGGTTGATTTCGGAGACGGCGCCCCGAGCCATGTCCACACGACGATTCCATCGGTTGGCGGCACTGGCGTAGTTAAGGTCGTCAACGGTGTTCCGCAGAATCCGGCTTCGTTTATTATCGACGCTGATATTGCTACTAACGCAGCTATTGCGCTTAGCAAAGTACAAATGTCTCAAGTCAGCGTGTCTGCGGGCGCAGGACTGACTGGTGGCGGAAATTTGTCTACCAGCAGAACAATTGCACTGGCAACAACTGGCATTCCTGCAATTACTGGCGCTGGATCGTCTGTGGCTGTGCCTGTTATCTCAGCCAACATTTACGGTCAAATCACCGCACTTACGACTGAAGCAATTGCTGTCGGTGGATCTGGCACGGTAACGTCGATTACGGCTGGTACTGGCCTTACAGGTGGCACGATTACTGGAACTGGAACGATTGCGCTACAGACGGCTGGTCCGGGGGTGCTGTCAAACGTAGGATCGAGCGCAGCGGTGCCAGTAATTAGCGTGGATGCTTACGGGCGTATCAGTGCGCTTCAGACGGCTTCCTTGTCGCAGCTTGGCGCTGGCACGGTGACGAGCATTGCCATGACTAGCCAGGTGTCCGGCTTGTCGTTCACGCCAACTACGGCGATCACCGACAATGGCACGTTCAACTTGACTGGCGTGCTTGATATCAGCAATGGTGGAACAGGCGCTACAACGGCTGTAGCAGCCTTGAGCAACCTCGGTGGCATCACGACTGACGCGCTGTCCGGATACGCTTCCACGAGCCAGTTGGCGGCTTATCAACCTGCGTTGACTACAGCAGCACCGCTTGGCATTGACAAGGGCGGCACAGGGGCAACAACGGCGATTGCAGCGATGACTAACCTTGGTTCGTTGCATTTTGCTGGTGGGTGGTCGCAGACAAGTGTTGTGACTGGGACGATGGACACTAGCGTCACGCCAAACACGTTTACGGTTACTGCCACTGGGCAACTATCAGTAGACGCAGGCAACCCAATTGCTGGTGATGTTGTGGTGTTCACCTCACAACCTACAGGCAGCCAATATTTCGGGCGCGATAACGGACCTTGGGTTGTAGTAAATCCCGGTGCAGTTGGAGTTCAGGCTACCTTTGTGCGTCCAGATTGGTTCTCTGGAACAGTTAAAACTGGAATACTGGTTACCAACCAGTTTGGAAGCACTCGCACTGGTGTTACATATGCTATCCAAGGGCCAAACGCGCCAACAAGTGGCGACTTTATCTCTGTAGGTGCAGACGCATTGAATGTATTTACAACATATCAACGTGTTGGAAACGCCGGTACTGGAGCAAATACATTTAGCGGAAGACAGATATATGCTGTTAACACCGCTACTGTTAACCCAATCAGCTTTAGCACAGCAGCACCTACGTTGTTGACCACACGCCAGCTTGGTGCGATCGAGTGGGATAACCAGCAGCTCTACATCACTTCGTCCACGCAGTTTGCTTTGCTTAACCGGAATGCAATTGCTACGGCTACAGTGCTGATCAACGCGCAGACTGGCACAAGCTACACACCCGGTCTGGCTGACGCAGGCAAGCTGATTACTGCAAGCAACGCTGCTGCGATCTCGCTAACAATTCCAGTAGATGCAACGCCAGACATTCCTATTGGCACCCAGATCCTTGTAATGCAGCTTGGCGCTGGTCAGGTAACAGTTTCGGCGGTTACTCCGGGGACGACTGCTGTAAACGGCAAGAACGGCTTAAAGACATCTGGACAATATGCAGTCATTTCGCTAATCAAAGTGGCCGCAAATAGCTGGGTCGTTGGTGGCGATGCAACAACGTAATTTATGTTCTCTTCTATGTTATCCTTACTAGGCAGTCTGAGAGGCTCACGCGCAACATTTGTCCAAAACTCGCTTCGGTTTAGATCGAGTGCTTCTGCCTACCTGAACAGGACGTTTGCAGCACCAACAAGCTCAACCGTCTTTACTTGGTCTGCTTGGGTAAAAAGAGGAGCATTGACGGGCACATACAGGTTGTTTGGAGCAAGCACTAACACGTTTCTTACGTTTAACAGTTCAGATCAATTAAACCTTACGCTTAACGGGACTTCTGCTGCTACTTCAACGGCTGTATTTAGAGATCCATCTGCTTGGTATCATATTGTTTATGCTCAAAATGGAGCATCTCAAACGCTTTATGTTAACCAAACATCCGTAGCCACAGGAACAACCGCCAATACCGTTTTCAATACGGCTATAGCTCATCAAATTGGCGCTGCAAACACGGCCAGCTTCTTCGACGGCTACCTCACGGAAGTTAACTTTATCGACGGCCAAGCCCTGACAGCATCGTCCTTCGGCCAGATCGAGTCCACCACCGGCGTGTGGTCGCCCAAGCAGTACGCAGGCAGCTACGGCACGAACGGTTTCTATCTTAAGTTTGCTGACGCTAGTGCTGCTACGGCTGCTGCGATTGGCAAAGATAGCTCTGGCAACGGCAACAACTGGACACCGAGCGGCATTAGCGTGACGGCTGGCGTGACATACGACAGCATGCTCGACGTCCCGGTGAACTACAGTGACAGCGGAAATGGCAGGGGGAATTACGCGGTGCTAAATCCGATACAAAAAGGCAGCGTTGTTACGATAACGTCGGCTAACTTGCAGTTTGCAGCTTCATCCTCAGACAGTCATTGCCCATCAACCATTGGAGTAAAAACGGGAAAATGGTACTGCGAAATATTTATAACTTCCGCTGGCAGTGGAGTTTTTGGAGCACTGGTTGGCATTGTTAATGAGAATGCCTCGCTTGCACGTTATCCCGGAGGAAACATAAATGGTTATGGGTATTTTATAGATGGTCTGAAATACACTAATTCTGTAGGTTCAACATACGGAAATTCATACACTACCAATGACATCATTGGCATTGCACTTGATTTAGATAACGGTAAAGTTTGGTTTAGCAAGAATGGAGTATGGCAAGCAAGCGGCGATCCTGTTGCTGGAACTAATGCTGCGTTTACTGGAATTAGCGCAGTAAATACTTGGTTTTTTGCTTGTGGAAGCTCTGGTGCAACAACGCAAAATGCCAACTTCGGCCAGCGCCCCTTCACCTACACGCCTCCCGCTGGCTTCAAGGCACTCAACACAAACAACCTGCCTACACCGTCGATCGTCAACGGAGCCAACTTCATGGCTGCTACGACGTACCCGGGAACGGCTGGCGTGCAGTCCATCTCAAATGCGGTGAACAACGTGTCGTTCCAGCCGGACTTGGTGTGGATCAAGTCGCGTACACCTGGGGCTACGAATCATGCTTTGTTTGATTCTGTGCGAGGCGTTACGAAGTACTTGTCATCCAATACAACGACAGCCGAGACTACGCTTGCGCAGAGCTTGACGGCGTTCAACTCTAACGGCTTTAGTCTTGGGACGGACACGACGCTAGTAAATGCGAGTGCCAACTCGTATGTGGCTTGGCAGTGGAAAGCTGGCGGCGCAGCAGTCAGCAACACACAGGGCACAATTACGTCACAAGTCAGCGCAAATACGACGGCTGGGTTTAGCGTGGTGACGTATACTGGCAATCAAAATGCCTCCGCCACCGTAGGGCATGGTCTTGGTAAAGTTCCGAGCCTTATTATTGTAAAACAAACTGGTGGCACAACAGAAAACTGGTATGTCGCTCACTCAAGTCTTTCAACAAATAATCAACTAGTTTTCAACAGCACAACAAATGCATTGCCATCTTCAGGATATACGGATGGAGGATTGGCTTCACCAAATTCTTCTAGCACATTTAGTTTTATAAATGGTTCAGCAAATGTAAATAATGTTAACAACGTAACCACTTACGTTGCTTACTGCTTCGCCGAAATTGCAGGATTTAGCAAGTTTGGCAGCTACACAGGCAACGGGTTAGCTGACGGGCCGTTTGTGTTCTGTGGATTTAGGCCGAGGTTTGTGATGATTAAATCAGCAGGATCAATTTGGTATTGGAGAATTTGTGATACATCTAGAAATACTTTTAATTTAAGTGATAAAGAACTTTATCCAAATGTTTCTGATATTGAATCAAGCGCCGCTGGTAAAGTTGACATCATTTCTAATGGTTTCAAAATTCGCACAGGAACAGGAAGTGGAATTAATGATGCAGAACAATACATCTTTATGGCCTTTGCAGAAGTGCCTAGCAAGTACGCTCTAGCTCGCTAACCTTATGCCAAAGAAATCTGTATCACTATCCGTTGGCCGAGGCGAGAAGCTGCCTGCGTCGAGGGGCGCAGGACTGACAGCCAAGGGTCGAGCCAAGTACAATCGCGCTACAGGCAGCAACCTCAAGGCTCCTGCGCCTAGTCCAAAGACCAAAGCTGACGCTGGCCGAAAGAAGAGCTTTTGCGCTCGCATGGCAGGTGTAGTTGCCAAGGCTAAAGGCCCGGCAGAACGGGCTAGAGCAAGCATGAGACGTTGGAAGTGCTAATCTTATGAAACGAGGACTCTACGCCAACATCCACGCCAAGCGCGAGCGTATCGCCGCTGGCAGCAAAGAGAAAATGCGCAAACCTGGCACTAAGGGCGCCCCTACAGCCAAGGCGTTCAAACAAGCTGCCAAAACCGCCAAGAAGAAGTAATTATGAAATACATACTCGAACGAATCAAGGAACCATCCACATGGCGCGGCGTGTTTGCGCTGCTCACAGCAGTTGGGATTAAGCTGCACCCAGAGCTGCAAGAGGCTATTCTAACCACCGGGCTGGCGCTTATCGGGTTAATCAACGTCATCCGCAAGGAGTCCAATGATACAAAACCTGCTGCAAATAGTACGCCTGTGGTTGGAGATCAAGGTTAAGCGGGCCTCGTGGGAGCTGGAGCGTGACATAGCTAAGTACTGCGATGATGTCGAAACTCAGATCCTTGAAGCTAGGGCCAGTGGCCGTGATGCTTTGGCTGACCGGCTGCGCTACCAGTTCACACGTTCCAGTAAGATACTTGTATCCACCCAGCAAGGAGATACTTGAGCTTAGAGCTGGTCAGACGTACACTGCTAAGGTGGCGCAGAAATGGCATTCAGACTCCCGATACCAGAAACTTGAACTGGAGTTACTCGATGCCGCTTCTGTCGCCAAACAATCTCAACACAGGTAATGCAATGGAAAGCCCCAGTGAAATGTTAGACGATCTTAAAGAAATTGGCTCTGTTTTGGGCATAAACGTAGCCGCAATTGCATTGTCTTTAAGCCAGATCGAGCAGACAGTTCGCATTTTGGGCGGCATTGCCGCAATTTTTTATACGCTGGCTAAGATATACAAACTGCTCCGCAAATGATTGACGAACGGTCAGCCAAGTTCATAGCGACGCTGCTACCTGAAGTCAGGGACGCTTTTATTGCGTTCATCGTAGACGCTAAAGAACTGGTTGCTCAAAATGGACTGGACTACAAGGTCATCTGTGGAACTAGGACGTTCGAGGAACAAGCGGCGCTGTACGCCAAGGGGCGCACTGCTCCGGGGCCAAAGGTAACCAATGCCAAGCCAGGATCATCCATGCACAACTTCGGGCTCGCCATCGACTGCGGCGTGTTCAAGGGTAAAGTGTACATGGATGGCAGCACACCCGCTGACGAAAAGCTCGCTGACCTTATGCATAAACACGTCTCAACCTTGTGTGCAAAACACAAGCTGCGTTGGGGCGGCAAATTCAAAAAGCTATACGATGCGCCTCATTTTGAGTACGATACTCCTTATTCTCTTGCTGAGCTCCGCACTCGCAAGGAAACCAACAAATCTTTAATCGCCTAATCTTATGCCTAAGTCAATGAATGCAATGTTGGCCATCCTTGGTGGCCCTATAGGGGGCAAGAGCCGCTTCTGCCCTGAATGTGAGTCTCCTATGGAGTCTAACGGCACTTGTTCCGAGTGCGGGTATGGCGAGGAAGACATGGAAGAGGATGAAGAAGAAGAAGGAATGGACTCTGAGCGTGTTGCAGAACTTCGCGACGATCTTCAGCGAATTGTAGACAAGATGAGCAAGTACTGTAAGCCAGAGGCAAAAGAAGAACAAAAGTACATGCTTCCGCTTCCTACTGTCTATTCTGTCAAAAAGTAAATATGGCAGAACAACTTCAAGCTGAAGGTGACGACATGTTTCTGGGTTTTGCCAGTAGGCTTGACCCTGCAAACTTGCAGCCTGGCATCTTGCAAGCGAGCTTTAATACTCGACTTCAGCGCGGCATTGCCCAGCCTCGGAAGGGCACCAAGCGTCTTACTGACAACGACCTTATCAACCTGACAATGGTTGGCTCCGGTTTGTACGTTGACGCTGATGGCCATGATAACATTGTCATGGTGTTTACGGACAAGATGTACCTGTACAAGCCTGCCCAAGGGCAAGATATTGAACTGCTGGATGGGCCTTATGACTTTCCTCCAAATCGTGTAATCCAAGAAGGTGGCATTTGTGACGTTGTTACTGCATTAAACAAGATATTCATCTTTCGCGGTAAGTACGACAAAGAGACGTTTTTAGCTACTGAATCAAATGCTGATATTCTAGACAACGATACTGGCATAATCACTATAACAACAGCAACGCCACATGGTTATTCGACCGGAGATGAAGTTACGGTTGGCCTCACGGATGGCGCGGATGGCCCCGGACAAGCGGTTACTGGCAGTTATGTTATCACGGTAACTAGCCCAACTACATTTACTTTTGAGTGGGATAACAACACTGGCTCGACGTTTGCGGCACGGACAAACGATCCAGACTGGACAGCTCGACGGGGATTGCCGCCACTTATCTGGCAGGATGGCCTTTCGGATCTGACTTATGCAGAGCAGAAATTTACTGTATCTGGTGGCACGGTGACAGGT